AGCGTTGGTTCTCTTCGGGGAGCATTGGTTGGAAATTATTACTCTGCAATTAGTGTGAAAGAAATAATTGTTTTGTATTCCGCAGTCACAGACACCAACAGACAACTCATTGAAGGCTATCTTGCACACAAATGGGGACTATCCGCAAATCTTCCATCAGATCACCCATACAAAAACGCAGCACCATAAGCATAAATACCACAGGAGAATCAATAAATGCCAGACACTTATAAAAATTATTGTACAAAATTAACAAGCACAAATCAAACTGTAATTTATCCAGGAATATCTGGAACAGCAATTGTTAATAGTATACATGTTTCAAATGTTAATGCTTCTAATAATGCTAGTATAACTTTATTGTTATCAAAAGGAGATGCTCCAAATACAAACACTGATGAATTTCATATTTGCAGAACAACTTTAGTTCCAATACAATCTTCATATCAAGCACTAGATGCTCCAATTCCTTTAGAACCCGGTGATTTATTACTTGCAGTAGCATCAGATGCAAATAGACTAGATGTAATAGTTTCAGTTTTAGAAATAACATAAGAGGAAAAACATGGCTTTAAATAAAATAATACAACATCAAAGTGGAGCATATGCGAGTTATTGGAAAATTAAAGAAACCAATTTGAATTATGTTTCTAAAAGCGGTTCTATAGTTATAGATGGTTATGTTTCTCAAGAAGCAAGAAATGAAAACAAAACTCCATTAATGTCAAAAGAAGTATTAGCAACAAATCAAGATTTTGAAACTTGGTTTTTGCCAGTTAATGTAGATCCTTTAAATATAAATCAAGTTAAAAATTCTTATTTATTTTTAAAAACTACACAAGATTTTTTAGGTGCAGAAGACATCTAAATAGTTGACAACACTTTGAAATAGAATATAATTCACTCACAGAAGGAGAAAACTTATGCATTTACCAACTTATTATCAAGAATTTATCCACCTCTCAAGATACTCAAGATGGTTGGAAGAAGAAGGTCGTAGAGAAACATGGGAAGAAACTGTTGATAGGTATTTTCAACACTTCGACAAGCACCTCAAGGAAAATACCATGTGCAAGTTGGATAAAGCAACTCGTGAAGAACTTCGTCAAGCAGTTCTGAACCAAGAGATCATGCCTTCTATGCGTGCGCTTATGACAGCAGGAGAAGCACTTGATCGTGATAACACTGCTGGTTATAACTGCTCATATGTTGCAATAAATCGTGTTCGTGCTTTTGATGAAATTCTATATATTCTTATGTGTGGAACCGGAGTAGGTTTCTCAGTGGAGCGTCATTATGTGGATAAACTACCTACAGTCGCTGAAGAGTTTACTGACTCAGATACGACGATCAGTGTACAGGACAGCAAGGCTGGTTGGGCTAAAGCTTACAAGGAACTTGTCTCCTTACTCATTGGTGGTCAAATTCCAAGATGGGACTTATCTAAGATACGCCCTGCTGGTGCCAGACTCAAAACTTTTGGAGGTCGTGCATCTGGTCCAAAGCCACTGGATGATCTGTTTAGGTTCACAGTGGATACATTTAGAAGAAGTTCTGGACGCAAACTCACCTCCATCGAATGCCACGATCTCGTCTGTAAGATTGCGGAAGTTGTTGTGGTCGGAGGCGTGCGTAGATCCGCTCTTATTAGCCTATCGAATCTCACGGACGAAAGAATGCGTGATGCTAAGACTGGCGCATGGTGGGAGGCTAATTCTCAAAGAGCACTTGCGAACAATAGCGTCGTCTACAAAGAGAAGCCAGAGATTGGCACATTCATGGAAGAGTGGGTATCACTCTACAAGAGCAAGAGTGGCGAGCGTGGTATCTTCAATCGTGATGCTTGTCAAAAGACTGTAGCAAAACTAGGTGATCGTCGTGATTCAAGTTATGAATTCGGTACAAATCCTTGCTCTGAAATTATTCTGCGTGATCGTCAGTTCTGCAATCTGACAGAAGTTATCGTAAGACCAAATGACGACATGGAGAGTCTTGCTCGTAAGGTTAAACTTGCAGCAATTCTAGGTACATGGCAAGCATCATTATTACACTTTCCATATCTTTCATCAGAGTGGAGAAGGAATTGCGAAGAAGAGGCACTTCTAGGTGTATCTCTTACTGGTATTCTTGATAATGCAATGATGCGTGATCAACACGGACTCAAAGCAAATCTTGAGAATCTAAAGCAACATGCAGTTGATACCAACAAGGAATGGGCTAAGAAGTTAGGTATCAATCAGGCTGCTGCTATTACTTGCATCAAGCCAAGCGGTACTGTTTCTCAACTTACGGATGCAGCATCGGGTATCCATGCTCGACACAACCAGTATTACATCCGTACTGTTCGTGCAGATCGTAAAGATCCACTGTGTCAACTCATGATCGACAAAGGTTTCCCCCACGAACCTTGTGTCATGAAGCCAGATTCGGTTATGGTTTTCTCATTCCCAATGAAGGCAGAGGGATCAGTTACTCGTAACGATATGAGTGCTATTGAACACCTAGAACTTTGGTTAGCATATCAAAGACATTGGTGTGAGCACAAGCCGTCTATCACTGTTACCGTAAAGGAACACGAGTGGATGGAGGTTGGTGCGTGGGTGTACAAGCACTTTGACGAGATTAGTGGTATTTCGTTCCTACCACACTCTGATCATTCTTATCGTCAAGCACCATATCAGGACATTACAAAGGAACTTTACGAAGCAATTCTTGAGAAGATGCCAAAGAATGTTGAGTGGTCAGAACTTACTAAGTATGAAAAGGTTGATAGTACAGTTGGTACACAAACCTTTGCATGTAGTGGTGATAAGTGTGAATTGGTTGATTTAACATCTAGTAATTAAAAGGAGATATAAAATGGATAGCAGTACTCTAATGATAGTGTTACTTTCAAGTTTGTTGGGTTTTTTGATGGTTAAGTTTTATCAAATAAGAACAGAACTTCATCAGATGGGATTGGACAGAGAAATGGATATGGTTTATAGATCAGTTGATGATGTTCGTTCTAATTTAGAAAAAGAAGTAGAAAGACTTACTACAAAAATTGAAAATGTAGAAAGTACAATTTATTCTGAAATAAATGATCGTTATCGTGCATTTTCAAGTGCATTAAATGATGCAGATAGAAGAATTGATGAAATTGTTTATAACAATTCAAATAAAGAACCAACTTTATTTGACAATGTTTCTTGACAAGATAGATACTTGTGGTACATTATAACCAAAGGAGATTACTATGTTTAAGAACACTCTTGCACTAATCGTAACTTTCTGTCTGACCACAATTGCCCCTGCTCAAGTCGCTGTAGCAGTAGGAGGTGGTTGGGGAGGTGTTGCAGTTTCAACTGGTGGTTACTATGGTGGAGGATATGCTTATGCTGGTAGGGGATATTATGGTGGATATGTAGCACCAGTTGGTGGTTACTACCCATTCTATTATAGTAGTTCTTTATATGCCGCTCCTGTTCCACAAGTTCTTCCAATTGCTCAACCGGCTACCCCATACACTGTAGCGCCTTGCTATGTGCAGCCTGTAGTGGTTCAGCAGCCTGTAGTGGTTCAGCAACAAGTAGTGCAGCAACAAAAACCTGCATGTAATTGTAAAAAGTCATCAAATTAACTCCCGTGTAACCGGGAAACTTCAATCCAGTCCTTCGGGACTGGATTTTTTTTTAATTTTTATTTCTAAAAGTGTGATAAATAATTATGTGAAAGGCAGACTACTGAAATTACTCAGTCTGATCCTTGCGACAAGTTCATCTTGCAACAATATCGGTGTCGATAAACAAGAAACCCCCCCACCACCGATAGTAGACATTCTGACACCTCCAAAAGAACCAAAGGAGTATGAAGGGTTCACCGTAATAGAAGAGGGTCAAGATCCCTATCGCTGCGTGGGGCAAGTATATGATAAAGATCATGTTTCAGTGGGCAGTGCAGTTCAGATAACAGAAAATATCGTACTCACTGCAGGACATTGCATAGATGGAAATAATCTATTGTATTTCCGAGTAGGTGAAACCGACTATGTAATAAAAGAACAAATATTACACCCAAATTATAAAGTGGGTGATATAATTGTAAATGATATTGGTATTTTAGTACTACAGGAAAAAACTTGTATTACCGAATTACCAGAAATTACTTATAGTAAATCGGATTTAAAAAGATATGAAGAATTAACAACAATAGGATTTTCACACTGTGCCAAAAAGAAAAGCAACCCTGGCTCCTTTTATTATTTTGGTGTAGTGTTAGAAGATCCATTTGAATTTAAATTTAACTCCACAAAAGGAGCACATGTTTGGTTTGGTGATTCTGGTGGAGCAGTGTTCGAAGATTCTGGAAAATTATGCGGATTAATTTCATCTTTTAGAATACACGATCTAATGATTACAGAAATGTCCGCTACTCCTCTTTTCTATCATGAGAAATGGATAAAAAAAATTATTGAGGAGCACGAATGAGCAGATTACAAAAAATTTTAGTATGTGCATGTTCATTATGTGTCGGTATCCTTTTGGCTAGACTATTAGGATTCTGATAAATACTTACATGGTAATAGCAGGAATAGATTACTCTCTTTGCGGACCCGCCATCTGTGTATTCGATGGCGATTCTTTTTCATACAACAAGTGTTCATTTTATTATCTTACTGACATAAAGAAGTATGCTGATACCTTTAGTGGTAATATTTTTGGTGAGAGATTCATGGACTGGAACTCTGAACAAGAAAGATATAAGACAATAGCAGACTGGGCTATAGAGATTGTAATGGGGTGTTCTCATGTTGCTCTTGAAGGATATGCTTATTCCGCAAGCGGAAGAGTATTTCATATAGCAGAAAATACTGGACTATTAAAATATAAGATATATGAAATGGGATTACCACTTACAATCATTCCACCAACTGAAGTAAAGAAGTATGCAACTGGCAAAGGAAATGCAGACAAACAAATGATGTATGATTCATTTGTTCAGGATACTGGTTCACCTTTAAGATTGACTTTAACTCCAGATAAAAAAGAAATTACGAGTCCAGTGTCAGACATCGTGGACTCGTATTTCATTTGTAAAAAGTTGTTTGATACTCTTACTTACCCGCTTGGTCAGTAGGAGATTTTGTTGTTTCTTCTTCCTTGCATTTAGCCTTTAGATAATGGTTGTATGCCCATACGACAACCAAAAATACTATAGGTAAATACCAAAGAATCCAACCCCAATTACTTGTTATATGGTTATTGTTTTCAATTTCCCAATTTAGTTTCTTCATCACCACATTATCTTTTGTGGTATCTGGAACTATAACTGGTGCTGTATTGCAAGCAAAGAGAAAAAGACTTGTAAGAAATAATGCTATGTTTTTCATACACACTCCTTATGATTTGTTAGAAGCAGCAGCACTACCGAAGTAGAAACCAACTATGCTTAATAGAATTTGACGATTTTCAGATGTGAACAAATAACCATTGATTTCTACGAAATACTTCTTTAGTAGATCTGGACCCAATAGATTTGTTTGAGTTGCATCAACTTCAACAAATGTTGGTACACCAAAGAATGGTAAAACAAATGGTGCTAAGAATGTTGCAAATAGAACAGATAGAACTATTAGTTGTCTTACTCCTCTACCTACATCAATACCAACTCTCTGTGCTGCTGCATTTTGATTTTCTGTGGTTTGTCTGTTTGCAGCCATTAAACGCTCAAACATTTCTTTTTGATCTTGTGATTTTTGTGCTAGGAATCTAAAAAGAAACCCAACAAGACCACC